AGATGCACAATCAAATTTTTATTTTCCGCAGGAACGTTCTAAACCATTGACTCATATGGATCCTATGAATCTAATTTCCTCTCCCGATTATGTATGTCTATATGGAGTTAATGTGGGGCAAGATTCTTGTAATGTTATAATTGAATATAATGAAAATAGAGTAAAAGGAAAGATAAAAGAAATGCCTTTAAATAATAATAGTTTTATTATGTTTCCATCAAATTTAAAATATCATATAGATAAAAATAGATCCGAACAATTAAACTGTATATTAACCATATCTTACACCCAACGTAAATGAACTTTGAACATAATTATTGGTATTTTAAATCTGTATTGCCCTCTAGATTCTGTGATGATGTAATAAAGTATGCATTACAACAAAAAATAGAGGTGGGTACAACAGGCGAGCATAACAAAACCTTCTTTAAAAAGCGAAAATCAAATGTAGTATGGTTAAATGAAAACTGGATATATAAAGAAGTACACCCTTATGTCCACATTGCAAATAAGAATGCAGGGTGGAATTTTGAGTGGGATAGAAGTGAGCACTGTCAATTTACAAAATATAAAGTAGGACAATACTATGATTGGCATTCAGACAGTGGGCGGAAACCTTATGCTAAAGAAGGTCTTTATAAAGGTAAAATTCGAAAACTATCTATGACTTGTCAATTAACAGATGGATCGGAATATGAGGGTGGAGAATTAGAATTTGATTTTAGAAACTATGATCCTCATATGAGAGATGAATCTAACCATGTTATAAAAGTAAAAGAGATATTACCTAAAGGCTCTATCGTAGTATTTCCTTCACACCTGTGGCATAGAGTCAAACCTATAACCAAAGGAACTAGATACTCGCTTGTTTTATGGCATTTAGGATATCCATTTAAATAATGTTATTTCCAACTTATGTATTAGATAATTTTTTTGATGACCCTCATAAAGTAATTAAGTTTGCATCTAGTTTAAAATATGAACAAGATCCAGAAGGGGTATGGCCTGGTAAAAGAACAGACGCGCTTCAACATATTGACAATGATTTGTTTCAACATATTACTACTAGAATGATGCGTTTGTTGTATCCGGAAAATATAAAACAACTTACATGGACCGCAAACTCATATTTTCAATATATTGATTATGGCGTAGATGCTAAAGAAGGGTGGATACACAAAGACACTTCGTCCCAACTTTCTTCAGTAATATATTTATCACATCATAAAAAATGTGGTACTTCTCTTTATAAACCAAAGTTTTTTTTGCAAAGTCTTGAACAAAAAAATCTTGATGTTTGCAAACATTATTATACTCAAAATAAAAAATTTGATAATAAATATTTTAAAGCTTTAAATAATAACAATTCTAAATTTGAAAGAACTTTACAAATAGACAGTTGTTTTAATCGATTTGTAGCTTATGATGCATGCCAATGGCATTCAGCAGATGGCTTTTATGATAAAGATATTAAGGAGGGAAGATTAAGTTTAGTAATCTTTGTTAATGAGATAATGAAGCATAACACACAACTAAAATTTCCCGTACCGGAAATGAAAAGGACAACATAATATGGAAAAACACAACCAGTTTTCAACTCCCATTTGGGTTGAACAAAAAAAAGAATATGTAAAAAGTTTGAATAAAGCTTCTGATAAATATATTAAAGAAGCTCGTAAAAGAAATAAACAACATATAAAACAATTTGGAGATTTTGGAACAAGTTATCATTCAACAACTTTATTACAGGACAATAATTTTAGAGATTTTAGAGATTATATGGGAAGCAAATCATGGGAATTTTTAGATAATATGGGATATGATATGAGTAAATATAAAACCATGGTTTCTGAAATGTGGGTACAAGAGTTTTCTAAAAACGGTGGCGGTCATCATTCAGCACACATACATTGGAATCAACATGTATCTGGATTTTATTTTTTAAAGTGTGGATTTAATACTTCAATTCCTGTTTTTCACGATCCCAAAACAGGTGCACGTGCAACTAAACTCCACGCAAAAAAAGATCTTAAAGGTATTTGGCCAGGACTTGATGTCCTTCATTATCGACCACAACCTGGAACTTTAATTCTATTTCCTGGTTATCTAGAACATGAATTTAGTGTAGACTATGGGCTAGCTCCCTTTAGATTTATACACTTTAATATACAAGCGATTCCAACACAAATGGGAAAAGATGCTTAAGATAAATCACATTTCATTTGGAAACATATTTCACGCAGATCTAGAGATAGATAAAAAATTATTTAATAAAATTAAAAAATATTCAATAAGAAAACACAGGGATGTAAAAACAACTTTTTATGAAGACCGCCCTTTTCCTCAAGATCTAAGAGATGAAATAATAAATTATTTAGAAACATATATTACTGAAGTAGGAAAACTTTTAGAAAAAAAGTCTCATATTTTTAAAAAAATATGGATTCAAAAATATGAAATTGCAGATTATCATAATTTACATATGCATGAGCTTAAACAAAATTCTTATTCGTTTGTTTTATATATTGATGGAGGACCTAAGTCAGGCAACACTAGGTTTTATAATTTAGGTTATCCTTATATTCATTATGATCGCTATCTTGAGACGCCCCCTGTGGCTGGAAAATGTGTGGTATTTTTTGGTGCTTTGCCTCATGAATCTGTTCCATCTAGAGATAATAAAAAAATAATTGTAAGTGGAAATATTGAATATTCATGAGTTTTAAAAAAAATAAATACACAGTTATTCGTCAAGCAATATCCAAAGACCTAGCAGCTTTTGTTGCAAATTATTTTTTAATGCAAAAGCAAGTTTATGATACGTGTAGACAAGCTACATACTTTTCACCATTTGAAAAGATAATAGGTTATTATGAAAATGATAACCAACAGATTCCAAATACTTATGCTCACTATGCTAATATTGCTATGGAAACTTTAATGCTTAAATGCCTGCCCTGGATGGAAAAAGCTACAGGGTTAAAGTTATATCCTGCATACACATATGCAAGAATCTATAAAAAAGGTGATGTCTTAAAAAGACATAAAGATAGATTTAGTTGTGAGATATCTACTACTATGAATCTTGGTGGTGATGACTGGCCAATATATCTAGAGCCATCTGGAAAAGAAGGTATGAAAGGTATAAAAGTAGATTTAAAACCAGGTGATATGTTAGTTTATAGAGGCTGTGAGTTAGAACACTGGAGAGAAAAATTTACAGGAAAAGAATGTATTCAAGTATTTCTTCATTATAATAATTGTAAAACACCAGGAGCTAAAGATAATATGTTTGATAAGCGTCCCCATTTAGGTCTACCTGATTTCTTTAAGAAAAATCAGTGAAAAAAAAACAAATTATTTTTTTATGTAGTCTACCCAGAGCCGGCAACACCTTATTAGGATCTATTATTAATGAAAATAAAAAAATAAAAGCTACACCTAATTCAATTACTTTAGAAATTTTATATCAATTAAATGAATTAAAAGACTTTCCTGCTTTTAAAAGTTTCCCTGACTCTAAGTCCTTAAATAATGTTAGTAAAATGGTTTTTGATAATTACTATAAAGAGTGGAAAGCCGAGGTAGTATTAGATAGAGGTCCCTGGGGAACTCCCTATAACTTACAAGTTCTAAAACAGTTTATACCCAAACCAAAATTTGTTGTTTTATTAAGACCCTTGATAGAGTGTCTAGCATCCTTTGCAAAATTAAAAATTGAAAATGGTTCTAATACCAAAGAAGATATTCGTGAATACATAGATCGGTTAATGGATGAAGAAGGTATAATGGGTAAAAATATATTGAGTATTAAAAACTTACTTAAAGAAAAAGAGAATTATAAAATATTTTATTATGATGATTTAGTTAAGGATACTGATAATTTTTTAAAAAAATTAAGTTCCTTTATTGGCTTTAAAATAAATAACTATAATAGGTTAAAACAATTTAATGTTAATAATATATACTATCAAGATTGGGATATTAAAAATCTCCACAGAATACAGGTAAAAAAAATTAAACGTCAAACCTATGCTATAAATGATTATTTACCTCAAGATATAATAGAAAAATACTCTGGCTATAAAGTAATATAATATTGATTTTTGGGCATAATTTAGTAAAGTGCCTTTAAACTAGGAATAATATGCTACAAAAGATAGGATTTTTACCAGGATTCAACAAACAACTTACCCCTACAGGAGCCGAAGCTATGTGGACGGGTGGAGAAAACGTCCGTTTTAGATATGGCACACCTGAAAAAATAGGGGGCTGGTCTTCTTTAGGAGACAAGAAATTAACAGGTCCTACACGAGCCATTCATCAAATGGTTAATAAAGATGGTGTTAAATACTCTATCTTAGGTACTAATAGAATTTTATATGTTTATTCAGGAGGAGTTTATTATGATATCCATCCTTTAGTTAATCCATCAGGTACAGCAATTACCAGTGCGTTTACTACTACTAATGGAGATACAACTGTTACAATAACTTTTAGTTCCGCTCATGGTATGGTTGCTGGAGATATAATTTTATTTGGTGATAGCTCTACTTTTAGTGCTATTACTGATTCTGTTTTTGATGCTAATACTTTTTGTGATAAAAAATTTATGGTGTTATCTGCACCAACTAATACAACTATTACTATTAATGCGGGAGCCACTGAAACTGACTCAGGAGCCACAACTTCTGGAGGCATAACTTATTATAGATACTACCACGTTGGTACGGCTGATCAAGTTGGTGTATATGGATGGGGTATATCTCAGTTTGGTGGTACAGTTACTAACCCTCAAACTAATACTTTAGATGGAGCTTTAGGTGACAATGTTTATGGAACTGGAGGATCAGGAACTAGTATTGTTTTAGATTCTGTCACAGG